GGATGCCGGTTGATCTGGCAGCCGACGATGTTTGGCACCTGAAGGGGATTAGCACCGATGGCTTTACGGGCCTTTCACCCTTATCGCTGGCATCCGAGGCCATCGGGCTATCCATTGCCGCTGAGGAGCACGGCGCAACATATTTTAAAAACGGCGCGGCTGCCGCCGGTATTGCGCAGTACCCTGGCAGGCTGAAGGAAGATGCCAGCAGGCGGTTTAGGGAGTCCATTCAAGACGCGATATCAGGCAGCAATAAATTTAAGGTTTTATTGTTAGAAGAGGGCGCAACCTGGGCCAACATCGGCATGAATAATTCCGACAGCCAATTTCTTGAGACCCGGCAATTCCAGGTTGAAGATATTGCCAGGATTTTTCGAGTGCCGGCTATCTTAATTGGCCATCCGGACAAATCCAGCACGTATGCCAGCGCCGAGCAGTTTATGATTTCTTTTGTTACGCATACGATCCGGCCCTGGCTGGTACGTATCGAAAAAAGCATATCAAAGCACCTGTTGGCCGCCGACCGTCAAAACTATTTTGCTGAGTTTCTCGTGGACGGCCTTTTAAGGGGCGATATCAAGTCCCGCTATGACGCTTATGCCGTGGCCGTGCAAAACACCTGGATGTCACCAAATGAAGTCCGGGCCAAAGAAAACATGGACCCTCGAGACGGCGGCGATGACTACGTTAACCCGAATATTACAGCAAAAGATGAAGGATCAGACGATGGAGCTGGAGAAGAGGACATATAAAAGCACAGAGTTAGGCATCGAAACCCGCGAAGACGCACCGCCCGTTATCAAGGGCCATGCAGCGGTTTTCAACGTTATCGAGTCCGGCGGCTGGTTTAGAGAGCAGGTTGCGCCAGGCGCCTTTAAAGAAAGCCTAAAAAATGACGATATCCGGGCGCTTTGGAACCATGACACCACAATCGTGCTGGGCCGCAACCGTGCCGGAACACTAAAGCTGTGGGAGGACAAAAAGGGCCTGGCAGTCGAAATCACGCCACCTGATACCCAGCTTGCCCGTGGCCTTGTCGAGTCAATCAACCGGGGCGATGTTACCCAAATGAGTTTTGGCTTTATCGTTAAAAAGGCGACCTGGACCGAGGAAGACGACGCAGACGACGATTTGCGGACCCTGGAGGAAATTGAGCTTTGGGAGGTCTCGCCGGTGACATTTCCTTTTTACGAGGCCACCGAGATCGGGTTGAAATCAGAACATAGGGAATGGCGGGATGGTCTATCGCTACCGCCTGTAACCAGAAATAAATACATGAAATCACTGTTAACACACAACAAAAACAATAAGGAGTATAGTCTATGAAAACCTTAGAGCAACTACTCAAACGTCAAAACGAGATCATCAGCGAGCAGGACTTGATTTTGAAGACTGCGGACGATGACGACAAGCGGGATTTGACCGAAGAGGAAGAAACCGGCTTTAACGAACTGCAAACCGAACTGAAAGCGCTGGACGCCGAAGGCGACGCACTCAAGAAAAAAGAGGACCGACAGGCAGAGCTTGACCGCCGAAAGGCCGAGCTGAAAAAACCAGTCAACCAACCGCCCCGAATGGCGGCCACGTTTACGCCGGACAACCCTGCCGAGTTTAAAAACATCGGAGAATTTTTGTATTCCGTGCGTTTTAATCGGGACGACAGGCGGCTATATGACCTCTACGAGGACCGGGCCCAGTCCATGGGCACCGGGACCGAGGGCGGCTTTGCTGTACCGACTCAGTTTGTAGGTACTCTCATGTCAGTCACGCCTCAGGAGGCCATTTTTCGTCCGCGTTGCCGGGTGATTCCGGCAGGTAGTCCGCCAGACAGCGAAATCTCAATGCCCGCCCTGGACCAGGGATCGGCGAAAAATATGAGGGCCGGTATCGTTTTTGACTGGATCGCAGAGGGCGCCACCAAACCCGAAACCGACATGGCTCTGCGTGAGGTTACGCTCAAGCCTCATGAGGTTGCGGGCTACACAGTCCTTACCGACAAGCTGCTTCGCAACTGGACGGCAGCGGCATCGGTGCTTGAGGCGCAATTTAGGCTTGCCATGATTGCCGTCCAGGAAGATGCTTTTTATAACGGCGACGGCGTGGGCAAGCCCATCGGCCTTTTGAGCAGCCCGGCCCGTATCGACTACAACCGCGCAACGGCAAACCAGATTGCTTTTGCTGATATCGCCGGGATGTATGCCAGGCTCCGAATGAACATGAGCCCGGTATGGATTGCAAGCCAAACCACAATTCCGCAGCTTGTCAATATTGCGGATGCTGGTAGCAACAACCTGTGGGTGCAAAACGCGGCTGCCGGCTTGCCGCCTTCGCTGATGGGAATCCCGGTGCTCTTCCATGAGCGTAGTGTTGCGCTCGGGACCGCCGGCGACTTGGTGCTTGCAGATCTGAGCTACTATCTCATTAAAGACGGCTCCGGGCCGTTTGTTGCGGCCAGCGAACACGTTTATTTCACCAGCAATAAAACCGTCATAAAGATTTTTACCAACGTTGACGGCAAAAGCTGGCTAAACGAGGCGATTCCGCTGGAAGGCAGTACCAGCAACACCGTGAGCCCGTTTGTAGTTCTGAACTAAAATCAGGGCCGGGAGGCAACCCGGCCCAAACCATAAGGAGTTAATACCATGAAATATAACGCACTACTCAGCGAGGGGCTTAAAGTTGATGCCGAAGTGATGGCGGTTACAACCGCCGCCGCGTCCACTTCTCGTAATTACGACATGCGCGATTATCAGCAAGCACTGGTCAACGTTTGCATCGAAACCACCGTGGGTATTTCAACCGTTACTGTCGATTTGATGGAGTCCTCGGCGGCTACCGTGGCCGGATCTTCTGCGGCCGGTAGCAAAGCGGGGATGGTACTTGGAGGTGCCTCCACTCTTCTGTCTACTGCCGGCGGTGTCAGAAAAATGACGCTTACGATGTCGTCTGCGACCGCAAACGAGTATTTCTATTTGAAAACCGGCAACGTGTCAAAGAAGTTTATTAACACTACCAGCACGGTACTTCACCAATCGAGTGCGTGGGTGTCCACTGCGCTTTATTTCGGCAGCACGGTAGGCAGCACGGTAAATACTGGGATAGCGCTGTCCATCGATTCACTGAAAACCGCGATTGCTTCAACGCTTGCTTTCGGCAACTCGTTGATTTTGTCAACGGGAACCACTGCAAGTATACTCATTGAAGCTGCAGATAATGCGGTCGGCAACCTCGGCCTGAGCGCGTCGGCGGTTATGACCCAGGTCGCAAACCAGGCTGTTGGCGCCTTTAATATCAGCGCCGACCAACTGGATAGCACGGCAAACAAGCGCTATGTCTCGGTTAAAGTTTCATCTGCATCCGAGATACAGCGGGCGGCCGTGACGGTGATCAGAAGTGGCGGAAGTTACATGCCACCGACGTTCAGCGGCAAATTGTCAACCTAAAACCGTAAACCTAAAAACGCGGCCCTGGGTGCGAGAAGCGCGGATTTCGGGAGTTATCCGCCTCCCCCTTGCGACTGGGGCCGCAACGCAAGGGGGAATCTATGACCGAAGAGCAAAAGACATGGCAGCGCCACAAACCGGAAGTGCAAACCGTGGAAGACACCGAGTATCTACCGAGCAACGAGATGTCAAAACCAAAGGGCCGTGAATTTGTTATGCCGAAAAAAACAAAGGTGGCCATAGTCGGATGCGCTGACAGCAAAGACGAAGCACCTTTTGGCAATGACGAATTTGAATTTTGGGGTGTCAACAATCTTTACATTACCATGCCGGGGGCCTGGTGGACGCGCTGGTTTGATTTGCACTCGTTTACCAACAAAAACGGTAAATGGTTGAGGCGTGCGGAGGCAGACTTCAGGGGCCAGCCGATAGCCGAGTACATGGCGGGCTTGCAGGCGCTTAATATCCCGGTCTATACCCAACAGGCGTGGGCTACTATTCCCAACTCTGTTATCTACCCGGTTAACGAAATAATGGAGCAATTTGGCCGGTATTTCACAAACACAATTTCTTACATGCTGGCGCTGGCTATCTCTGAAGGTTTTGAAGAAATCCACGTTGTCGGTGTGGATATGGCAGTGGATTCCGAGTATGGGTGGCAGCGGCCGAGCTGTGAGTATTTTATAGGCATAGCACGCGGCCGAGGCATTAATATAGTCCTTCCGGATTCATGCGACCTGTTAAATTCTCGGTTCCTGTACGGTTTCCATGAAATTGAAGAAACCAATTTCAGCAAGAAACTAAGTAAAATGGGAACGTCGATGAAAAAGCGGCGCGAAAAAGCCATGCTGCAAGCCGAGCAACTTAAAAAGCAAATGGAATTTCATCAGCGCCAGGTCCACGAGTACAACGGAGCACTTGCAACAAAAGAAGAAATCAACATGCGCTGGAGCAATGCGGTTGACCTTTGGCCACAGGGTGGGAAGGGCGGTGACTCTTGAAAGTTAAAATTGTGAAGCCATGCGTTAACCAGGACACCAAAAAGCGGTTAGAGCCCGGCGATGTCGTAAACGACTTCAGCGCCTTTGAGCTGGGCCGGCATTTCGCAGAAGGTAACGCTATCCCGATCCGCGAGTCCATGGAACGGGCCGTTGACACGCCGGCAGAAACCCGAACAAAACGCCGAAGGAAACCAAGGCAATGAGCTTACGACTCATAACAGCGGCTACGGTCAGGTGTGTAACACAAGACGAACTCGAAACGTTTTTGCGCGTTGACGCCACGGTGCCGGAAACAAACCTTTTTACAGCGCTTATAAAAACCGCTGAGAGCTATGCCGAAAACTACACGAAGCGGGCGCTCATGCAGCAGACATGGCGACTCACGTTAGATGCGATACCACCTGGCGGAATGATAGAATTGCCCAGGCCGCCGTTAATTACACCGTCAACGGCCAATGTTACGTTTACCTATACCGACACAACCGGCGGCACACAGACAATGCCGTCAACGTGTTACACGATAGACGCCGAGGCCGAGCCAGCACGCATATATCAGGCGTATGATTCGGATTGGCCTACTGATATCAGGGGCCATAAAGATGTTATCACAATCGATTATAACGTAGGCGCAACGTCGGCCACGGCGGTAGGTGAGCCCATTAAAACCTGGATAAAACTAAGGGCGGGCGCCATGTACGAAAACCGCGAAGCACTGATGGTGGGTACCGGCAATTTTGTGGAAGAGTTGCCGAGATCCTATGTGGACGGCCTGCTGGATGAATTTTGTATTATCGAGGTGGGATAATGCGAGCAGGCAAAATAAATAAACAAATAAGCATACTATATCCGGTAAGCACGGCCAGGAGCACGGACGGTGCGCCTATCGTTACCACCAGCACACTATTGACTGATATTTGGGCACAGGTGGACCCGAAAACAGGCAGCGAAATGTATCGGGACCGAAACCGCTGGGAGGTAGAGGAGACCGACTTTTTTATCCGGTACACGACGGCAACCATCACACCGTCGATGTCTGTTAGGTGGGATGGTAACGATTACGATATTAAAGCGATTATCAATGTTGGTGAACGCAATCGGGAGTTGCAGCTAATTACCAAAAGGCATAGCTGATGGGCATAGAGGGCAAAATATATGCAGCGCTATCCGGATCGACTACCTTAACCGGTCTTGTCAGCTCATCGATTTATCCGGATCACAGGTATCAGGACGATGCGGCGCCGGCGGTTGTATACTACCGGGCGCCTGGAGGCGACAGGATAAACGATTTGCAGGGATATAGCGGCAAAGAAAACCCGATAATTGAAATAACGATTTACGCCGATTCCGTGGATGCCCGGCGAGAAGTGGGCGACGCGGTTATCAGCGTCATGGCGGCGACAACGCGTTTTACCTCATTGCTACCGACACCGCCTTTTGACGACTACGACGACGAAACAAAAATTTACGAACGTACATTACAGTTTTCGGTATGGAACTCGACATAAGGAGCAAATAACTATGCAAACTCTTGAAACACAAGGAACTCGCTTTTTTTGGAGCACTTCAACCGCGTTATCGACCACCGTTGAAGTTTTAGGCGTTTTGAACTGGTCCGGGCTCGGCGGGTCCGCGCCGGTTATTAACGTAACCGATTTGAAGTCAACCGCCCAGGAAAAGAAAATAGGCTTGCGCGATGGTGGCGAGCTTACGCTGGGCATTAATTATAATCCATCAACCGTTATCTCTCCGGGACTAGAGGCATTGGAGGCAGACGCAGGCACCCGGACAATGCGCAAGATGGCCATCAAATGGTCTACTGTCGATGCCAACGGACTCGGCAAGGAATTTATGGCATACTGCGGAGGTGTCACCATTGACGGCTCAGAAGACGATGTTGTCAAGGGATCTGTGCAGATCGTGCTTGCCGGCGGTGCGAGCAATACCACGTTTGCCACTTAATTAAATCTTAACCAGCAAGGGGGAAATATGGACATTTTAGATCGGGCCGCGATAATGGCCGCGAAGGACTTTAAGTGCAAAACCGTACAAACGCCGGAATGGGGCGGATTGGTAGCAGTAAGAACCTTTGACGGTGAAACCCGGCGGCGCCTGCTAAAACCGATAGAGGGCGGCGGAATGCCCGACGACTGGATGGAGCGAGTTGTTATCGCTTCGGTTTGCGATAAAGAAGGCGATCCGCTTTTTAAGGCAGACGACATCGAGGCGCTATCAAAAAAAAGCGCGGTTGTGCTGGAAAGGGTATTTATTGCAGCAATCGAACTTAACGGCTTGTCTGAAAAGTCCGCTGAGAAAATCAAGGGGGAATCGAAGCCCACCCCGAAATAATGTTTTATTTCCGGCTCGCGCGGGAGCTGGGCTACACGGTAGGCCGTCTACTGCAGGAAGTTTCAAGTCGTGAAATTGCCGGCTGGATGGCCTTTTTAACATTAGAAGACGAGCAACGGGAGCGCAAGAAACAAAAGGCAAGCACGGCGGCGATGAGCGCACACCTCGACACACTGGGCAGGGCCGCTGATAAAAAGAAAAAGGCAAAAGAAAAATGGCAACGAAGGGCAGATTCCAAGTCAAGTGGTACGGTAAAGAAGTCTTGAAAGAAATGTCTTTAGTGACTGCTGTTGGAGAAAAGGCCACCGCCGAACGCGTTATGAGACGAGTGCTAAAAAGAGTCCCGGTCGGCACAAGGACGCGGGCGGCATCCGGAAAATCATACACAAGCCGAACACCGGGCCGTTTAAAGCGTAGTATTAGAATCGGCAAGTCAAAATTTAAGGACGGCGGGTTTTTGGTTTTGGCAGGTGGCAAAATCCCATATTATGCCTATTGGGTTGAACGCGGAACTATCTTCACTTACCGTCAAAAATTTGGGCGCAAAGGCGAGCAGTACATGAAAAAATCAGTTGCACTTGAAAAGGCGCGGTTTATTAGAAATATGCGCAAAAGGTTGGGCGTATAATGGCGGCAAAAGCAGGTAGCATCTATACCGAGATCCGGGCGCGGATGAATAAGTACGAGAAGGACTTAGCCAAGGCCCAGGGCATAACCAACAAATCCGCAGGCAGGATGCAGCGGCGCATTAATAAATTGAGCTTTGATAGCGCCACAAAGAGCCTGCAAAAGTTTGTCGGCGCCTTTGCCGGGGCCGTCGCAGTGAAAAAGTTTGTCGGGTTCATGGGCGAGGCCGTAGCTCTTCATGCATCCTGGGAGCGCAGATTATTAAGAACGGAAGCGCTTATAAAGTCCACAGGCGCTTCGGCTGGTTTCAGCACTCAACAGCTTGAAAGCTTTGCCGTTGAGATGGATAAGGCAACGCTATTTGACAAGCGCGGCATCCTGGACGCCATTAACGTGATGCAGACGTTTCGCAAAGTTCAGGGCTCTATTTTTAAGCAAGCTATCCGGTTAAGTGCTGATTTAGCCGAAATCAACCAAACGTCGGTTAAAGCATCGGCCATGCAGCTGGCGAAGATATTAGAGGCACCGGATAGGCTATTAAGCTCCTTGACGCGATCAGGTATCATTTTCGACAAAGCTCAAGAAAATGTAATTAAAAGCCTGGTAAAATCAAATCGCTTGCTGGAGGCACAGAAAATAATTTTAGGTAAATTGCAAACAGAAATAGGCGGCGCGGCTACCGGGGCGGGCGGAGGAGTAGCAGGAAAAATAGATCTGCTAACTCATAAATGGGGTGAATTTCAAGAAGCCATGTCACAGACCGATGTGGCGGTTAGGGGTATCGAGGCTATTAGCACAACACTGGACACATTAACAGAAAAAATTAAGTCCGGTGAGTTGACAGAAACAGCAAAGAAGCTTTTCCAGGCGTTCACTCCATTGGGGCGTGGGTTGCAGGGCTTTGAACAATTGAAAGAGGCGTGGCGGGATTACTGGCAATTTTTTTCCGATATGGAAAGCGGTGTCATCAGAAAAAAAATTCCGGATCGTCCCGTTGTTATCAGGAAGAAGGTGCCGGTTTCGCCTGAACCAACAAACAAAACAGTGGACCCGCAAGAAGATTACTTCCCGCCTACGCCAGACCTGTCAGGCTATGAACGCGGGCGATTTGGCATTTCAGATGCGATTTACGATAACATGAATAAAAGCTCGGAAGACGCCTATGGGTCGATGACAAGCCACGTTTTTGAATGGGAAGACGACACAAAAAAGGCTTATGAAAGCGTAGGACAAAGCGTTGACACACTATCTTACTCCATGAGCGATGCGCTGGCTAATTTCGCCACAACCGGAAAACTTGATTTCAAGAGCCTTGCGGATTCTATTATTGCTAACCTGGTACGGGTACAGTCTCAAATGATGATTATGAAAATATTTGAGGGTATCGGCGGCATGGCTGGTGGCAGCTCTGCAGCCGGGACAACTACGATCCGGGGGGGCGGTGCCGGCGGCGGATACGGCTTTGACAGCGGCGGCCATATCGGGGAACCGGTCAAGGGTTTTGGCGTACAATCCGGAAAGTCTTACGAATTTCACCCAAACGAAACCGTTATTCCGGATAAAAATTTGGCGGCGGCATCTGAAAAGACAGGAGGCGGTAACACCTATAATGTCTATAATATATCGGCATTAGATGCGCCCAGTGTCGTTGATTTGATGCGACGATCCGGCGCTATACCGATACTGGCATCTGAAAACCTATCAGACAACGGCATGTTAAGACAAGCAATGCTTGAGAATTTATAATGGCCATATTTCCAGAAGACATAATACCGGCGCACCCATTTTCGATAGAGCCCGCATGGGATACGCTTGTCAGCACCTTTGACGGCGGTGCCGAGCAGCGGCGTCAGAAATCGCTTTACCCGAGATTTAATACTCGGTTTCGACTACATGCTTTAGAGTCCGCCGACGCTCAAACGATATGGGATTTTTTCATGGCCCGCAGAGGCAGCTTTGAGAGCTTTTACTTTTTCGATCCTATTCCGGATATACCGGGTATCGGCACCACATCTTACGAGGACTTATACATCGGTACCGGCGACGGTGCAACCGAGGTGCTTGACATACCCGGAAAGTCAACATCCAGCCAGGTTATTTATGTCGATGGCGCAACACAGACGCTTACAACCGATTATGTGATACTAACCGGCGGCGGTGACGGCAGCGCCGACCGGGTTGACTTTGTTACAGCACCATCCACGGGCGATGCGATAACATGCGATTTCACCGGCAAGCTGCGGATAAAATGCCGCTTTGCTCAGGACCGGTTATCGCGCGAATTGTTTATGACCATACTTTTTAACTATGGGATTGAACTCAAGGGGTTAGCAGGAAATTGAGATCCTTTGACGCTGACATAATAACAGCGCTTGCAGCAGTTGAGGCCCGTGCATTCTGGTTAGTGGAGTGTTACTTTGACACCACATATCGATTCACTGATTGTGATATTGATTTGGTTTACAGCGGCAATACTTATCAATCTGATCAGGGATTAAAGTTGAGTAATATTATTCAGGGTTCAGGCTTTTCAGTGGACAAGGCAACCTTAGAATTTGGCAATGTCGGGCTCTGGATGAGCAGTATAATCTTAAATGAGGACGTGGCAAACGATCAAGTAATTGTAAAATATATTATGTACTCGGTCGATGTTCCGGTCATGGCGGGCGGTGAGGCTGCAGCAGGGGTGAAAATAATTACCGGAGATGTGACTCCACTTGACGGGGACGTGACGGCTTTGGGCGGTGGAACATTTTATAGTTTAACGGGCGAGCCGCCAATTCTTTTTGATGGTTTTGTTACGGACTGGAAACTAAATGAGAAATCGGCGGTACTGGGTTTGTCAACTGAGTTTATGCTGTGGAGAAAAAAAGCATTGCGGTTGCCTACGCCGTCATGTCCATGGAGTTTTAAAGGTGATGAATGCGGGTATAGCAGTGGAGAAGATTGGTGCGACCAGAGCGTTGAAAGATGCAAGGCACTTTCTAATTATGACAGCTTTGGCGGTAGGCGGTATATTGCATCTATTGAAGATAAAAAATTATGGTGGGGTATGAAGGGATATAAAGGGGGTGCTGGGTGAATCTCTCAGTTATAACCAGAAAATATCTTGGTAAACCTTTTGTTGAATACGGCTGTATTGAGCTTGTGGTCGCTGTTATGGCAGAGATGGGGCACCCACTACCTAATGCAGTAGATGGCATTGATGCAGTCAACTATCGTGATCTGGTGGCGGCTGACATTAAAAAAGCGCAGGTGGCAATGTTGAAAGCATTCCGAAAAATAGGCAAACCGGCCAGCACTAAATATCCGAGCATAGGTGATTTATTGGTTGTTATGCAATCTCCCGGTGGGTTGTTTCCGGCGGTTGCAATAGGCAATGGGATGGGTATTGCATCTTTTATTAGAAATGGGGTTGATGTGTTTTTTCTGGATAAATATAATAGAACAATTATGGCACGAAGGATTAGCTAATGCCTGTTATAGGAGGAGTATCAGCAGCGGTATATATGCCTTATGTTATTGCAGCAGCATCGGCGGCCTATGGCATCTATTCAGCAGCTACGCAGAAAAAGCCGAAAACATCTGGGGCTGATCCTCTCAGTGGTTATCAGATTAATACAAGGTCAAGCCGGGAACCATTGCCGATTCTCTATGGTATTACCAGGCCAGGGGTAAATAAAACATTTCTGCATGTTAAAAATCCCTACTTGTATATGATCTGCGAGATGGGTGAAGGGCCGATAAACGGGATTGTGCGTGAGGACGATACGGTTTATACCACCACTGGCACTGATTTACCTACCAGTAACCCTCCAAAGGTATATTTAGATGACATCTTATTTACAGAATATAATAGCGATAATGTTAAAATAGAATTTTTTAATGGAGCGTCCGACCAATCAATTTGCACTCATTTGCAAAATTCCACCAGTAAATGGGATCAGCTTTTACGATATACTGCTTATTTGTATGTTCGATTAAAGTATGATCCTGCGGAATTTAACTCTGAACCGAATGTCACAGTAGAGATTCAGGGCCAGAAAATATATAACCCGGTGACAGAGACAACGGCCTATTCAAACAATCCTGCGCTGTGCGCTTATGATTATATCACCCGGTCCTCAAACAGAGGTGGTATCGGAATTAGCGCTGATCGAATAAGCATTGCGTCATTGTCAACGGCAATCGACTACTGCACGGCCAAGGGCTGGACCTGCAACATGCCGATTAACCAAAACCAGGCGGTGGCTGACAACTTAGGGTTAATTTTTAATAATTTCAGAGGGGATATAATTCAGTCCGGGGATGAGTTCAAAATTAAATTCCGCGATTTAAATTACGAGTCAGTGGTTATGTCCCTGAGTGAAGATGATGTTATTCGAAATGCTGATGGTTTCTCAACTTTAGAAATTGTACAACCAGATGCCGCTAGAAGACCCAATGCAATTCGAGCCACTCACATGAGCGCTGAAAAGAAATATAAAGCCGATGATGTTATTACATCCGATGCGACTGCAATTACCGCAGAGGGTGATTTAAGGGAGCAAAAATTGGAAGTCCTGGGGCTATCCGATCCTGAATTTGTACAGAAAATGAGCAACTATCATTTAGAACGTGCGAGACTCAATAAGTCGGTAGCTTTTATTGCTGGTTCAAAGGCCATAGCATTAGAACCTATGGACCTAATTGAATTTGATCATACCATGCCAGGATGGGAAGATCAGATATTAAGAGTTGAAAGTTGTCCGATAAACGGAAACCACACTGTCAGTCTTTCACTCATTGAAGAAGCCGACACGTTTTATGATGACACTTACAATTTAACAGCACATGATTATGATTCAACAGATTTGCCGGGGCCGCTGGATGCCGTTCCTTCGGTTGTCAATGTCAGCCATGCCGAGGAGGTCTACTATTACCGCAATCGGTCATTTACTCGCTGGAAAATTGATTTTGATGCGCCAGCGGCGGCTGATTATCCATGGTGGGATTATGCTGAGATTTGGCTTAAAGTAGGCAGTGGTGGCGACTGGCGATATATGACTCGCTGTGACACAAATTATCAGGTTGACCCTGTTGAAGAAGGCGAAACCTATTATCTCAAAATTCGGTCGGTTTCAGTATTCGGATTAAAAGAAGATTTTGATTTCTGCACCACGGTTTCACAAACCATTGTGGGTGTTACTGATGCACCGTCGAGTTTGTCTGCGATTACAGCAATCGCAAACGGCGACAGTGTAACCATTTATGGAACACCGTTAACCGATCCGGATATTGAAGGGTATGAGATCCGGTTGGGTAGTTCGTGGGATAGCGGGATATTTGTGTCATTCAATAAAAACATTTCATTAAGGTTAAACGGCGTCCGACCAGGAACGCATACGTTTTGGGCAGCGGCAAAAGATAATGCTGGCAAATATTCCGGGACTCCGGTTTCAGCGACGGTCACGGTTTTTGTACCACCTGGATACACCGAGCTGGCGACATACGGCTCCTGGGCCTGGGATTTCACAACAGGATCACATGACAATTCCGAGCATGAAATATATGACACAGAGGATGCCATGAAGTGCTCGCATGATTTTCCCAATGAGCCTGTACTTCAGGGTGTCTGGACATCGGCAACGTATGATCTAAATGCCGTGGAAAAAGTCCGGCTGTGGGGCGATTTTAGAGTTGGATTTGAAAGTTCGGATACTACATGGGATGGCGTATTTCCGGGGTCTAATGCATGGGAAGATATTGACCCTGACACGGATATGAGTTGGCAAGATATTTTTGCAGCGACCACAGCAGCGCAATTAACGGCCACACTGCGATATAAAGAACTGATAGGTGATAGCTGGACAGAGATCGACTTCTTTGAGTTGCTATGCGCAGAGGTGGAGGCGCGATATGTTTCAGTGGTCGTTACGATTGTAGACCCCACACTTGATTCTAATCTACATCTGAAAGAACTTAATATGTCGGCATATGAGGGGCCCCAATAAAATGGCGCTAACAATAGAGCTGGGACAGACTACGAAAAAAGACGATGGGACATATGATATTTATTTAAAAGCTGTTCGGGATAATGGTGAAATCGTAACTAAAAATAGATTATTTAATGTTGCTTCGGCAGCAGAATTAAAATCTATGGTAAAACCAATATTCGAAAAATTGGTGGCATCTGAAAAAAACAAGGTAACTGTCCGCGCAATCGCGCAAGGCGTAATTGATGAAATTTTGTCAGAGGTAACACAATGAGCCAGGATTACACCGTAAACTCTTTTCAGGCCGATCACGTAGCACAGACAGATATGGCAAACATTGAAAAGAATCTGGAATGCTTGCGCAGCTTTTTCTCTGGTGCGTCGGCTCCCAGCAATGCTGTGGCTGGCCACGTTTGGTTTGATACAGGGCAAGAATTGCCGAAAATAAGAAACGATGCCAACGATGCCTGGCTTGCGATCCTGACCGGCAGCACCGACCAGAAGATCTGGATATACCGTAATGACACAGATGACGGGTGGGCGATTGATAGCAGTGTCACTGATCGGGTTTTGGCACTCAAAGGCGGGTCCGGCCTTTACGACAGGACCGGCGGCGGTGTCGCAGGTGAAACCTGGGCCAATCTAAAAGCGCACACGCATACAGGAGCAGCTCATACCCACAGTCACAATCACCAGTGGTATGATAGCCAGGGAGAAAATGACAGTGATAGATCGTATGATAGTGGGGGTTCTGCGCAAAATTTATCGTCCGCATCGGCTAAATCATCTGCATCTTATGTCCATATCGCTCGTAGCATTTCAACTGGGGACACTCCATTAGCCAATTTATATTCTAAAACTGATGCCACGGCCGCAAGCTCGGCCAACACCGGCGCACAGTCAACAGCCGATGTCAGACCTGCAGCGGCAATTGGAACCCTGCAATATCCGGATATATAAAATGGACATGCAAAAAGAGTTAAAGACATTTTTTGAAAGCGAGGTCGGCGAAAACCTGATCGGCCAGATAATGTTAAATGTCGTCAACGTTGCATTGACCCGAGATGTCACTATTGAGGACGGCAAAAGCAAGCCAGGGCGCGTGATAGAAAAAACCGAAAGGCGCAACGTGCTGGACATGGTAGCGGAATATTTACCGCACGTTGAAGGCGCTATCCGAGGGTGTCAGTCCGATAGCGCCAAGGCCAGAAACAGGGCAACAGAGGTCCGGGACGTTCTGTTATCCTTCCAGGGAATTGTCCAGAATAGGGCGGCGGACTTAAAATTAATTCGGAGCAAGCAATGAAACGATTTTTGTTAGTGCTTTTAAGTATATTTATTTTTTCAACGTACAGCAATGCTGGAATTTTCACTCGTTTTTTTACTTCGCTTACCGGTGAGGTGGCAGGCAGCGTTGACAATATAGATTGTGATGATGTTTATGGCGATGGTTCTCCCACTGATGACGGAACTGGGTATGTGATTACCAGCACCGGGGCGCGTTATTTTTATTTCTTTGACCAAAGCGCTACAAATGCCACCAGCTCCCCTGACTATATCCGATGTAAAGACGCACCTTATACATCAGGCGTTTGGATTCGGCAATCATTACCAGCCGATGAAGAAAATACCCATGTTACGAACACGGATTCTCACGACCATTCCGGCGGTGATGGTGCGCAGATTGATCACGGTGGGTTGGCAGGGCTGACAGACGATGACCATACGCAATATCTAAAAGAAGCCGACTTTGATGCGCAAACCGTCCTTCATGCTACATCTGATGATACGCCTGTGGCGCTGACAGTTACGGAGCAAACAGTCGTTGGCAGGGTCACTGGGGGGAACATAGCGGCGGTGGCCATCGATAGCGACATATCGTCCGTATCGGCCAGCGATGATACTGTACCGAGCGCCCTGGCTACAAAAACCTATATTGATGACAATATCGGAGGCGTTACCAGTGGAGATTTAGCAACGACATCTCCAATAGCAGGAGCAGTTGATAACATTTTTCCGGGCACCGGAACCAAAGCAACCATTTCAATAGCCGATGCAGCGGCCGACGATAGCACAAAAGGGGCCGCCACTTTTGAAGCTGATGATTTTATTTCATCTTCTGGTAAAATAGATATCGATTATGCGAACGGTCAAAAAGCCACAACCGATCTTCCCGGATTTTTAACAGATACAGATTGGGACACTTTTAATGGTAAGCAAGACAGTGGGGCAACACTCACATCTTTAGAGGGATTGACCATAGCAAATGGCAGTATCTTATATGGAACTGCCGCTGACACCCTGGCTGTCCTGGCACATGATACCGGCAAATATTTAATGAGCAACGGTGCTGGCGCTCCCTCTTGGGAAACACTTGCTGGCGGCGGTGATGTAACCGGAGTTGATGCGGGCGATGGCATCAGAGTTGATGATCCCGACACAGCCACTCCGGACGTGCATATAGATTTTCAGGAAAACACAACGGATTTGGAAGGCACCGCAATAGCAACTGCCGATGTCCTTTTATATATGGACTCAGATAACTCAGACGATATGGCACGGGGTCTGGTTTCTGACTTGCCTTTCCACACCCAATCACATGCCATGACTTCCACCTCTGATCACACTGCCGGTAATTGGAAATTTTTCTACTCCAATGGATCGGGGGAGATTATCGAGCTGACCATGGGTGCTGATGGTGAATATATAATGTCTAACGGTGCGGCATTGGCGCCTTCATTTGAGACACCGGTTGGTGCAGGTGACGTAACCGGTATTACAGCGGGCGACGGTATTCGTGTAGATAATCCGGACACAGCGACACCGGATGTACACATAGACTATGATGAAAACACGACGAACTTAGAAAGCACGGCGGTTGCCACAGCAGACATTATCCTTTATATGGACTCGGATAATTCCGATGATATGGCCCGTGGATTAGTGTCTGATTTGCCATTTGAGTCAGATGCTTCAAACAATATTGATCCTGACCGAATTGCCGGTGATACAGTCGATGATAATTTGCTGGACGCGGCCGCAATCCATGGAGACATCGCCAGGGACTCAGAGCTACACACCCGTTCTCATGCCATGACATCCACATCGGATCATACGGCCAGCAATTGGTCGGTTTTTTATTCAAATGGATCAGGAGAGGTGGTTGAATTGGCCCTTGCCAATTCGGGTGTATTGACAGCGAATGGAGTCAGCTCTGCGCCCACATTTGAGGCTGCTGGCACCGGAGACATGAACGATGTAGGTGATGATACCACACCCCAGCTCGGTGGGCATTTAGACACAAATGAGAAGAAAATATTTAATGGGGCTGTCCCTTCCACAGACGCCGACGCCGGGGATGTCGTGGTGGTATTGGCAGACAATGCCGGAAGTAACGCATTCGTGGTTGAGGATGTAGACGAGGTTTCAGTCTTTGAAATTGATTCAGATGGTAGGATGAATCCTGGCGACACACCCCAATTTGTAGGGCACCACGATACGGCTGATGAGGATGTGTTTAAATTTGGTATGATTAACAAGGCGGCTACCGAAAGCGATACAATTTTGCAAGGCTTTACCGGGAACACTTTGAGTACTTTTTTTACCCACGATGGTGGGACGGATGAAATAAACACTACTAAAGTAATCGATTCATCTGCCGCTATTGAAGCGTCTAGCATAAATGCTGGAATTTTGGTACAAATTATAACAGCTACCAATGTAGTCATGGACGAGTGCCGGGAAGCATTTTATACGAGCGCTAATGCTACGG